TACTAGTCTGGACCAAATATTTTATAGATCTAGCAGTGCCAATAGCCTGTGAATCTAATGTGGCCACTGCACTTGAAGATCCTGCCGCTCTAGTTAAATTTATTCGATAAACGTTTACTTTGGTTGACGACCCTGAAGTGCTGGCCGCTTTTAAACTTACAGTTGATGATCCATTATGTGCTACTGACAATGTGATTTGCCCTGAGCTTTTGGTGCTGGTTTTAGCATATTCTGTTACAAAAGCATTTGTTCCTTCAACTACAACTGCCGCCTCACATATTGATGCCGCTGCTTCACCGGAGTTATGTGCAACCACAATGTAATGGGCGCCTTGAAATGTGTCACTATCAAATGTATCAATTGTTGTTGCAGTGGATGAAATAGTTGTATCACCGGTAACAGATACATTTGTTCCTGACCTGTCTGCTTCGCTATCTGATAGGATAATTCTATAGGCATGCACTCTTAAATTAGGTTCATTTCCAGTTGCTCTAAGTCGTACATCAGATCCGTTGATGTCTGCGGTCAAAGTTATTAAGGAATTATTACCTGTAAACACTTCACCATATGTACTAATCATGGCGTTTGTTCCATCATGAACAACAACACATTCAATATTTGAAACTTCCGTTTTTGATGCATTGTTTACACTAATGAAATATTTGGCACCTCGAAAATTTGCTTTTGCAAAAGTATCAATGTTTTCTGTTGCTGAATCCAGATCCGTATTAATTACAATTGACGCTTCGTCTTCACCTGAATATCCTGTTGAATCGTTATCTCCAAGACCAATCCTATAGTATGATACTGAATTTGTTGGAGACAGACCTGCGCCTCTTAATCTTAGATTGCTACTGTCTATATCAACTGTAACATCTACATGATTATTTGTACCAGTTTTAGTCAATGCATATGAACTTATAAATGCCGCACTATTATTATGCACAACAGAATGTTTTGCAACTTCAAATTCATCACTTACATCATCTCTGTGAATAGCGTAGTACAAGGCACTGTCATATTTTGATGTTGCAAATTTATCAATTGTACCCACTGCGGAAATTAATAGGTCATGGCCACCAGTGCTTGTGACAGCATCAATTTCAGTATTGTTACGGAATGATACTTCTACTTGATCATCAATTAGTGAAGTATCTCCAAACAATATAGGCGAAGTAAAAAAACTTAAACTACCACTGCCATCAGTTTTAAGAACTTGCCCAGTTCCTCCATCTGAATTAGGAAGTGCTATTCCATTTATGAATACATTACCACTTCCATTTGCAGTAAATTCTAAATTATCGTTTGATCGAGATGCAGTGATTGTATTATCTGTAATAGTAACACCGGACGATGACAATGACGCTGTTGCCTGTGGACTCAATGTAATACTGGAGAATGTTCCAGCGGCAGGGGTTGTACCACCTATCACTGTGTTATCGATAGTGCCTGAATTAAGGTCAATGTTTTTAATGTTTACAGAGCCAGTGCCAGACCCAGATAATATAAAATCACTGTTTGATGTTGACAAAGTAATTTCATTATCTGTGAAGTTTAGGTTTGTATCAACTTGCAGATTAGATATATCCACTGTGCCTGTCCCGCCCGGTGTAATATTAATATCTGCATTGCTAGATGACGTAATGTCTGTGTCGTTTAATGTTAAATTGTCCACTACGATTGGTGTAGGTAGTGAGGTTGTTCCAGTCACTGTCATATTTCCTGTAACTGTAATATCACTACTAACCTGTAAAGTTGAATCTAATGTTATAGAATTTGCCACTGTGGCTGTTCCATCTAATACCAATGCTTCATTAATGGAAATTATAGATGAGTCATCCGAGCTAAGAGTGGTTCCAGAGATTTTAATTGATCCTAAAAAAATATTTCCAGTCCCAGACGCATTTAAAATTAAATCTGAATTTGACGCAGTGGCTTTTATTTCGTTGTCTGTGATATTGATGTTTCCATCTAAAGTAAGATTTGATATTACAACTGAACCTGTGCCACCTGGTTCCAAACGCAAGTCAGCATTGGAACTTGTGCTTATAATGTTGTCGTTGAATGTAATATTATCAATTGTGGTTGCTCCAACTAAAGCTGTTGCTCCAGATACTGACAAGGATGACAAAGCAGATGAGCCTGCCTCTAACGTTCCTGTAGTTGAAAGGTTTTCATTTCCAAAACTAATTGCACCTGATGAATCGTTTATTATTCCATTGAGCAAATCTAAGTTTCCAAATTGCGAGCCTGTCGCCGCTGATAAGGTTCCTGTTGTGGACAAATTTTCATTGCCGAAACTAATGGCTCCAGAAGAGTCTGTGATTGACCCATCGGCTAAAGTTAAATTACCTATAGTTGATCCTGTTGCGGGGGTGATAGCTGTTGAGAAAGTGACAGCACCTGAGGCTGTGAGATCACTATCCACTATCAAATTCTCATTGATGTTGACCGTGCTGGAATCAGTGGCAGAGATCGACGTGCCGGAGAATCCAAGTCCGTCTATGACAAACTGTCCCGAACCGCTTGCTCTAAATATCAGGTCACTGTTAGCACCTACACTTTCGATGTTGTTATCGTTAAATTTTATTCCAGGAAAAAGGATTGCACCGGTGCCAGATGGTTTTAAGACTAGGTCGGCATTGGACTGTGTGGTGCTGATTTCGTTTTGCAATAATCCCAGTTGTGTATTCGCTAACGGTTTTGCGTACAACTCCGTGAAGTTGTTGTTGATCTTGATGCCGGCTCGCCTGATGGTATCGCCCGTGCCGTCGTCCGCGGTGTCACCTATGTTTATTAGTTCTTGTGCCATCTACTATCCTGTGCTTATTCTTACGTCGTTGCCTGATCTAAACAATCGTCCCGCAACATTTGGATCACTCGTCGGAAGTGCTGTGAAGTCCACCTGAGCGCCTGTTACTTTTAAATTTCCATTAACATCAACCGCCTCTGCAATTGATATTTTTGTTGAATCTGCTGAACTTAAAGTGGTACCATTTACAGTTATTGCTCCTAGCACTATGTTTCCTGTGCCGTTCGCACTTAAGGTTAGATCACCATTGGTTGTGATAGGTGTTATAGCACTGTTGTTGATCTGCAATTGATCTATTTCTATAATGCCTGTTCCGTTGGCTTGCAGTTTAAGATCACCATTTGTAATTGTTGTAGTAATTGTACCGGTATCTGCATCGCCTACCAACTGATAAACTTCTTCAAAATTGGTGTTTACCTTGGTCATGGCGGTACGCAGAGTATCGCCTGTTGCCGGGTTTCCTAGTGTTCCTGTGTCTATGTTTAATCTAGCCATATATCGAATATACATATTTATTAAATAAAATTAATGTTTATCGAGACATTAAAGACCATGAGATTGTATGAACGCCTAAGCAAATGTGGCGTGTACCACACCTTTCACCGAAAAAACACCATATTTGTGTTTAAGTGTGATTCATGTGGAGTGACATATTTGCGGCCAAGATCCCAAGTGGATCCGATGCGTGCAACCAATGACTATAAACATGTATGTTCACACTGTGACTCGAAACGTTTTGCACAGAAGATAGGTGTCAAAATGCGTAAGGTGTACAATTTAGACGCCAGTTCCACTAAAACACTATAATTTTTTCCATTTAATATCATCTCTAGAACCTGTAATCCATCTCTGCAAATCTGCGTATATCCCACATCTGATATTAGGAGGATCAAAGTACCACCGCAAGAACGGATTGCCCTCTAGATATTCTTTTCTGTTTATGAAATAAAAATTAGTTTTAGGAAATTGCCTGAACGTTTGCCTCAGCTGATACATCCATTCGTACTTGAGATAGGCCTTCATGCTTTCACGTCCTGGATAGTTTTTGGAATCCTTGTATATGTTGTTCTGTATCCTGCTGGGTGTGTCCATCTCCCACTGCTGGGCACCCATGATATCAAACGCCATTATGACTATGTTCTTGATGCCTGACTCCGCGGCCATCAGCACTGCACTACATCCTGAACCTCGTGCCTTGGAGAAGTCATTGGTTTTTATTTTGCCACCTTTCTTGATGTCACCGCCGCGCCATATCCTGTAGATTTTAAGACCTTCGGGTATGTTGTGTTCATGATCGCCCTCGCAGATGTAGTTCCACGTGCTGATGTCATCTGGACCATAGATATGCGGAGATTCCTTGCCATGGTTGTGCCACAGGGCCAGTTCCTCATACATGGGAGGGTTTACTGCCACGATGTGATCACACAGCATGGGATGGTCTCTGTATATGGCGTTACATCCATATATGGTTCCATGTCCTTTGAGGTTATCTATTGGAAATATGTTTCTTGATTCACCGTTGCCTATTATGAAAGCGGTATCCATTATATGCCAAAGGATTCTCCACATCCACACGAACTTGAGCTGTTGGGATTGGATATCTCGAATTGTGAGCCGAATGTTTCCTCCCTCCAATCAATCTTTGTACCAGCAACGTACAACATTGAAGTTTCATCGACTACAAACCTTCCTGTGTTCCAATCTTCTACATGATCGTCCTTACCTACGGATTCTTTTGTATCTGCGAATCCCCATTGGTACTTGAATCCTGCACAACCGCCTCCCTGAACAGCTAAACTAACTGCATATTTTCCTGGATTTTTAGCCAAAAGTTTTTCAATTTGGTTCTTAGCCTCGTCTGTAATTTCAAACCATTTATGATTTTTGTAACTTTCCATACTACTAATTATGATTATTTCTTACCGCTGTTTTGTATTCCCACACTCATCCAGAACCTTGTAGCATCCAGTTTCTTCTCGAAGCTCATGAATGCGTTCTGATCTTCCCAATGATTCTTGGGGTTCTCTATCTCTCCCGCAGGCTCGAACCACCAACCCCACTTGCCTTCACAGTTACTTTGGCACCAATCTATGCAGTCGCCCATGATACCATTGCTGTTCATGTCAATGTTGTACTTGAACTGTTGCATGTATCCGCAATCATCTGGAATATTCGCCATTGAAAGCTTGATTTTATTTCCTTTGTCTTTACCGTCACTGCGCATCATTTCCAATTATCTATGACCCACTGATCCGCACATTCCATGGGATTTGGTGAACCGTGGAACACCGCCACCCTATTTCCTGCTTCGATCTTGGCAGGATTTCGGAAAAACTTTTTGCCATCTTTCGTCAAAAGTTTGGTGTCCTTGAGTCCGATCATCTCCCACTTGTATGACCTGATCCATTCATCCGGGAACCAAGTGATGTCCTCCTTGGCTCTCTTTGTGATCCAATCTTGGTCACCGTGATTCTGTTGCATTATTTGTGCTGACCTGTCCTTGAATTCTGTCCACAGGTAATCCATGGTGCCTGCCTGCCATCTCATACAACTGCTGTTAGATAACTTCCAGTCTTTTATCCTGCATCTGTTGAAGTCCCTGATTATGTTGAACTTGCCCGTGTGCGTGAACAATGGATCTATGTTGTCAAATATCACCACATCGAGGTCAAAGTAAAGTATGTTGCCTTTCAGTGGCATCTCAGGTGAGAACATCCATAACTTGCTCCACCATGATTTGATGCATGCATCATCGGGTAACTTGATTACATTGATGTCCGGGTCAAGTCCAGCCGGATCATCAGTGAGGCAATGAAAGGTATATGGCACGGTGGTGTGTCTCTTGGCCATGTTGTTGAGCACGTTAGCGTATTTGGAGATGTATTTGTTGCCCCACTTGACACAGACCACGTGATTGTCAACCATTGCTCAGTGCCTCCATCTGTATCTGTCTCCAATCCGCACTGTCAAGCGTGTACGGATAATCAGTTTCTATAGATGTACCAAATATGGTCCTGATGCTGGTGATGTCTAGGTTGTCAGTCATCATTCTATGTATTTTTCCTACGGAGGCGTCTGTGCCAAAAGTCCTTTGTAGATCAACTTGTCCGATCTTGATGTATCCCAAGGAAAGTTTTAGATCCTCCCAGTCAAAGCCGTTGTTTTGTAGCCATGACCTATACTCATCCATTTCTTCTTTCTTGAAGGCGTCTTTTTCTGTTATGGTCTTGCCCCATTCCACGTCAAATTCTCCCGAATAGTATCTTTGATGATTGATCTCCGAACACATTGCCTCGGTCATTTCAGGTGCGTGTTCGTCCCTGAAAACTTCATATAATGTTTTGCCCACCTGGCTCCAGTGCAGATACACACCACCCAACTCCCTGTCATATCTATTTTGTTTGAACAGTTCAAAGTCCTCTTCGTGCAAATCATATCTGGGAGCTTTCAGGAAGGTTGTAATCTGTGAAGGTCTCATCCATTCAGGCTCAAATGCATTTTTCCTGTCTGCGTTCACCCAACTTTCAATTTCGTGACAAATGTTGTTGAGCTGTCGGATCGCATACTTTGTGTCAATGTCGGCCTGTTTGTAGAATTCAGATGCCTTCCATGCAGTGCCCTGCAACTCTTCAAAGTGCCTATGCAGTTTGTTACAGGCGTCATGTTTCAGCCTTTTACCTGGAGTCTTTGATTCATCTCCATTAACGGCCTTGCCTATGGGCAGTGAACTGCTGTATTGGAAATCGTCGACACTGAAAGGGTCTATCCTCTCATATGCGGGGGTGAAGTTGAAAACATTAATCCTGGCAATGTTCTTGTTGAGTTCACCCACGAGATAATTCAAGTTCCTTTTAGAGTCTGCGAAACCCAAGAAGCAGAAGTTCTTTTCTAATATCCTTTGCTGTTTAAGATTGTCCTTTAGTGCTGACAGCCAACGATGTCCTAACGGTGTGTCGTATATCTGGAAGTGGTAGGCCATGTCTGTGAGGCCTACCCTCACCATGTCTTTTATGAATTTATTCTTTCCTGTAGATGGCACTGTTGGCTCCGTGTTCCATGCACTCCACTTCCACCACATAGCACCTGTCGTCTGTTTTCTCCCTGATCAGTTTGTCCGCAAAGTCAAATGCATGTTTGGCAAACATCTCAGCACCAACCCCGTCAAAGATTCTGACCTCTGCAAGATCGTGATTCTCCAGGTCTTTCAATCTTTCTAACTGTGGATCTTTTTTATCCAATGCCAATTTATGATCAAAGTGATCTTCAAGCCATGCCTTCAAAGGTTTGAGTCCACCAAAATCCACTGCCCAGTTTTTATTATCAAGATCTTTACAGCCAAATGTGAATTTAAATGCAAGACTGTATCCGTGTAGTAGATGGCAGTGCGAGTGATCTGCGTTAGGTTGTCTGAAGACACAGGCCAGCCCTATGTTGTGTCCGTATGTTTTAGTTGAGTAGTAAGTCATCGTTTCTCCTTGTTTTGATGACTTGCAGAGTGTTTATAGAGGGTTGAAAGTCTTGAGTCCTCTTGATCATCAGTTTAACTTTTTGTTAATCCTTTGATCCAGTTCTAACTGGAACGCCGATTCTCGAATGCGATCCGTTAAATCATTTGGTATATTTAATTCACCGTCGATGATGCTTTTTAAAAAGTGTACCAAAACTGAGAATTCAGGCCTATTAGATACAGTCTCCGGATCGATACCGTTAATCTCCATGGCATTCAATAATGCTTCAGAAGTGTCAATCAAGGCTTTCATGCCTTTGTTGTGTTTTTCAAACTGTGCCATTATGTTATAATCTTAGGTTTGTCAGGAGTTTTAATTGTGGAAAAGACTCTTTTGTATTCTTCAGCAATCTTATCATTGATATGGGCTATGGAAATAAGTTTATCGATAGCAATATTAAATGGCTCGTCCTGTTTGGCAGTGGAGAAAAATGTACCAAATGCCAGTCCTTGTGGTCCTTGCATCAATACAAGTGCCTTTTCTATACTCACATAGGTATCGGCCTTGCCTGTAAATTTAGCTATGACTTCTTCTCCCGAAGCCAATTTAAGTGTAACTAGATCTCCATCTTTTATATTTTCAAACATAATACTATTATAAAGATTAATCTGCTTTTGTCAATTGTTTATTGATCCACTTTGCAAGACCTTCATAGGATTCTTGAAAAACATTTTTGTTTTGTTTCCATTCATCTGGCATTTTCCATTGCTCTTCATTTACCACAATCCATCTGCAATCCGAGTGTTCAAATAATTTATTGAACTGATATATCCAATATCTAGGATCCACTGGACGCTTGATATATGTGTATCCTTTTGTGCCTTTGTAGATATTATTGACACCTTCAGCCCCCTTTTTTCCTTCAAGTCCCCATAAATCCATTCCAATTAAAAATATTGCTTTAGGTTTAAATTGCATTCCAACTAGTGCGGCAAATTGTCCAGTGCCCCAATGAAAAGGCTCGTCTTGCCTTTTTTCCCCCTCGTAGGGAAGATCAGGCACCTTCCTCACATTAGGCCAAAAAGCAAACTGCTTGTACCAATTTTCTCTAGTATAGATTGTTGTGTTTTTACCACATGTGTTAACAGCTTCTTGACACATGTGACGATCACAAGCGACCACATAGTCGAGATTATGATCTCTGAACATTGCATTACACCCAACCATTGTGGTAATACCTTTCAATGGTGTAATATCAAACC